CGCTGCAAATTACGCGCAGCGGCGATATCTGGCTGACTCTGGAAGACGCAAAGCATACCCATTTCAGCATCTGGCAACTGCATAAAGAGCAATGGCATAAACGGCTGGAAGTCCCTATCTATGTCAATGGCCTTTACGACCCTTTGCAACTGATGGGGATAGCGTTAGGAGCAAAGGACACGCCTTATATCTCAAGACGTCTTCCGAACCAAATAAGCAAAATGCAGTTGTATCGCTGGCAGGAAGGGCAGTGGTCTGCGGTAGGCGAGGTATTTGGAGAGTGAAACACTGCAGCCGGTTGCATCATCGAGATCCGTGTCGAGATAGACACGATAGGTCTGTGTCTGCGCGAAGGCCGAGCTGCTGCAAAGCAGAGCAAAAATTACGTACGTGAGTACATATTTGAAATAGCGTAAAACGCCAGCCATGCTACGAACATGGCTTCCCCCTATAAACATACGATAACTCCTTTAACTTTCGGCAAATATCAGTTTTTCTCTTTGGGCGGTTCAGCTATTCGCTAACCTGCCATTCTTTCGTTAAATTAATGACATAGGTGTAAATAATTGTAACTCTAAGCTGATTAAGAATATTCGCGCGTTGATTCTTTTGAATGCACCGGAATATTGCTCTCTCAGTTCCAGACCAGCGGGACTAAGAATGCTTTGAATAATGATGAATTTTGATATACCCAATGGTTGATATTAGAATTATTGAAGCTGCAAATATTCCTTTATAGAAATAAACACTATCGGGTTTGACGTGATACGCCCAAAAGCTGTATCCAAGCATGTTCAGACTATACAAAGCTATAATTATCAGGATTACTCTGACAGCTACAAGCATATCAACGGCTCGATAAATGAAAAATTTAATCTTGCTTTTTGCTTCTATGGCAACTAAAAGTTAAAATTGTTTAGAAAGTTCTCTTTGAAAAATATACATGAAAGTGGCTAATTTATTGAATGGTCTTTTCACAAAGAGAAAATTTATACGTTCGGTCGGCATCATCAAAAAAACCATATCTCAACAAACCAGTTTCTTGGTAAACAATTGTACGTACTGCCAGAAGACCGCGTAACTCTTTAACGATTAAATAGGAATTTGAATCTCCCGACCAGCTTTCATCCCTTTTTTGCAGCGCTTCTACTTTCGGGGCGCAGGAGTAGCCACCGATAATTTCCTGAACATATTGGTTGACCTGTTTTGAAACGATCTTCGAATCGATAAAGAAAAGCAGAAAAAGACAAGCATAAAAAGCAAGCATCAGCATCCCCATGCGTCCCTTTTTTTCGATAGCGATTATCATCCAGCACAGAGCAAATAAAGCCATATGGACCATTAGCACTAATTGGACTGTGGGGTTGCCGACAAACAGTAAAGTACTACTAAACGCTACTGAAATCAGAGCGAATAGGTACATTTACAGTATTCCTTTATTGTTGAACTAAAATAAGACTAATTTTTATGAGGAATTTTCACAGGAGGGAAATTTAAACGAGCGACTGGGGTCATCAAAAAAACCGTAACTGAATAGTCCTCCAGTTTCCTGATATATAAGCCGACGTGTTGCAACTATGCCGTGGATGTTCTTCTGAATTTTTTTAGGTGTTGGCGATTCACTAAAACCATGCCAGCCTTCATTCCTATTCAATAACTCTTTAACTAAAGGCTGGCAAGGATAGTCGAGGATTAAATTTTTTGCATACTCATCCGTTCGCTTGATAACAAGTTTAGAGTCAATATAGAAAAAGCCTCCTAAGGCTATTAGATAGGCTAGCATTATTGCCCCGAATTTGCCGTTTACTTCGACGGCAATGATCAACCAACAAAGTGCAATAAGGGTAATGATGCCCATTAACATTACTTCAACATGAGACTCCCGGGCAAAGAAGAGAAAACTACTTGCCAGAAGAGAGAGTAAAGCAAAAAGAGTTAATGCTGGGTGCTTTTTTAAATATCCCAAGAGTCTCATAGTCAAAATTTCCTGTTATTCTTTACTGCGGTTCACAATTCTCTTCTTCCTCACATACTGCATCAACGAATTCTTTGAAAGTGCCATACTTATTGGCCGCTTCGGCACCGAGTTGAAGTCCATTGATATTAGCAATCATATTATGATCTTCAAAATATTGATCATTTTGCGTTAAACCCATGAACGCCATCCATCCTCCCATTGCTGCCCACGCGGAGAACTCTCCCTGAGTTCGCGACATTGCCCAGCCTACCTGAACATATTGTATGTCATAAGCAACTCTGGGGTCACACTTAAAGAAATCGTGATTATCAGCTCCTAACCCTCCCGGGGGGCGTCCTTCGCTGCCAACATCAAAGTAAGGAAATATTTTTCGCGAGTCATCTATGAATTTGTTAGGACCATAGTCTGGATTATTGATATTGTCGAGTAGCCATCTTAATGCCTTACATAAAGAAGAAAGTCCGCTAGGATCGAAATAATTCACCGGATCATTGAAGGAATAACCATATAAGTTAGTATCTCCTCCATCCAGAAAGACAGGATCTTTGGCAGTCCATCGTCCGGTTTCCCCATCATAGTCTCGGGCGCCGAAACGCGTTAGGCCCGTATCCGGATCGTAAAGACCGCCGGCAAAGCCGAACGGCTGAAATCCCGGATTGGTATCCCGTATCACTTTGCCCCAGACATCGTAATCAATTTCCTGTTCAATCACGCCGCTGGAAGAGTTGATAACCGCCCGCACACTGCCTAGATGATCGGTTATGAAGCGATACTTTATGTTTCCGCGGACCATCGCTGAGGGCACGTTGTGATGCTCGGCATACAGGAACACGCTACGCAAACCGCCACCCGGTTTTACTTCCGCTATCGGTCGCAGACTATCGCGGTAAAGCAGGCCATATTGCAGTTGCCCGTCTTTCTTTTTACCGATACGCCGATTGAACGGATCTGTCAGGTAATCGATGCGAGTGCCATTCGATAACGTCACTTCCTTGAGATTGCCTAACGAATCGTAGCGATAGGTTGTCGTACCTCCTGTGGTCTGTTTGCTCGCCAGTTCTCCCGCAGCGTTGTAGGTATAGCTGTTCCCTTTGTAAGTGAGCAGGCTGTCGTCGCTGGCATAGGTGGCAATTGACAGGCCGTTTTCTGTCGTGCGGTTACCGTTGACGTCATACCCCCAGGTGGTGGTCGTCCCATTTTTAATATGGCTGATGATCTGGCCGCCGGCATCATACTGATATTGTATGTCGCTCATCACACCGAACACATTTGCCTGCTGGTTGGTAATGCGTCCTAGCGGATCTCGTTGATACTCGAACTCGGCGTAAATGGCGCGATCGGCCATATTGGCGTCGATCTTGTTGATCAGCGAGTAGAGCTCAATGAAGATCGCTTCGGCTTCCGCTGACATATAGCTGGTCGTATCAGTGAGCCGCGGGGGAGGAATCTCATAATAATCTTCCGTCAGCCCCGCTGCGCCGTGTCGCACCTGTGCCTCAAGCTGCATCAGCATCCAGTTCGCACTGCTGGTCCAGTAAAAACCAGTTTGCCGCGCCTCTTGAGCAATGCGAGAGGTGGTAGTGGAAACCTGTTCGCCGCAATAATTGGGTGAGTAGGGTTGAGGCGGCCCCTGCGTTTCGACCAAGGTTGCCCGTTCCTCGTCGCTCAAGTTGTTTTCATAGACCCAATATGCGCCATCAAACCACCCAAACACCTGGCAAGTTCCGACGCGGTCAAGCTCCTTGGCCAGTTCTCCCTGCAAAGCATAGGTATTGGCAATGAAGGCGGTTCGCATGCCTTCCAGATCCCCTAAAGCTCTCGGGCCTCCATGAACCACTTTTACAGGCTCGGCAAACTCATTGTAGCTCCAGGTGCTGGCATAGACTTGCTCCGCGACCAAAGCGGCGATGCGGCCGTTATCGTGGTATCCGAACCTGATATTGTCGACACTTATCGGTCTGTCGGCCCCGTCATACTGATAATTCAAATCGTACGTATCTGCTCCGGCACTCACGGTTTCGACGAGCGACAGTCTGGGTTTCCGGAAAGACGGCGTGCGATTGACGCTGCCATTGACGCCGCCGCTCCAGCTCGTTCCCGTCGATAGGGTGCCCCTACGGCTGAAGCTCAGGTTGGCATCGCTTCCCGTCACGCGATCGAGCTGTCCGACAGCATCATAGTGCCATGTCAGCGTATCTTCAGAGGTGGAAACGCGCTTAAGCCGTCTGCCGGCGTCGTAGGAAAGAGAGATGCGTCGGCCGTCGGGACGATCGATCCGGGTCAATTCTCGATCGCGATTATAGTGCCAGGTGGTTGTTCCGCCCGGCGCGTCGTAACCGGTAGGATGATTGACGCCGTTATGGCGGATGCTATGCACGGCTCCTGACGGTCCCGTCATGCTTACCAGATTGTTATTGCCATCATAGGAATAGCCGATGCTGCGACCATTGGGCAGCGTCATGGCATTGACCCGGCCGGCGGCATCATAGCTGAACGTCGTGCTTTGCCCCATAGCGTCAGTCGTGCTGGCCAGTCTGCCATTGCTGTAATAGCTCGCCTGTAAAGAGCGGGTTTGAGGAAGATAGTTATCTTCATCGCCGACATTGCCGGTCTGGCTCAGGCCGACTATCCGCCCTTTGCTGTCGTAGGCATATTGCACTTCGGCAATTCCCGGAGATTGAACATACTGAGGCCGGAAGTGTTGATCCAGCCAAGCGCTATAGATAACGCTGACCGGCGACGTATATGTCACGCCATTACTATCGAAGGTACGCGTGTAACTCGCTCCGTCAATGACGGTCACTTGCTTCCACCAGCCTTCCTCACTTGAGCGGTGCATACTGACTTGGGACTTCAAGCCATCCCCATAATCGATAGTCTGGCTGGAGGTGGCCGCGATCATTCCATAATCCGGGTCCGGATAGAGGGAGGTGGAAATTTTTGTTCCGTTTGGCAACTCCTTCGTCCACATACCGGAATTGATCGCGCGCCAAACCGTTTTGAGTCCGTCCGGCGCCGTGGTTTCCTGCCAGTTGGATGAGAATTTATCGGTTTTATAACGATAGACCCGGCCCTCTGCGCTGGTCATGACATGAGTGCGAAATACCTGTTTGCCTTCTTTTTCTTCTTCGGTCTTAATGGTCCAGCCACCGCCTGAAGCATCGGTATTTCTTTCGAGCCTGCCTTTCTCATCATAGGCAAATCGGTCGGTATCGCCTTTTGGCGTCGTAAAGGCGGTCATCAGGTGAGAGCGTCCCGCGCCAGTGTCGTACTGCATGCGATACGTTATCCCCCCGGGTATGGTTACGCTGGCAAGCATCCCGTTGCCATGATAGGAGAGGGAAGTGCGCTCGCCATTGATGCCGACAATCGCGTTGAGGCGACCGTCGCCATTGCGTTCTAACGTAGCCTGATTACCGTCGGTGTCGGTGACTTTGATTGGTCGGGAACCATCGTATTCGATACGCAGGGCAAGCGCGTCTGTCAGTCCGTTTCGGACTTCGAGATGGCGGCCATTGCGGTCGAAGACATCCAGCGTAATGCCATCTTTGCGTGCAATGCGGTAAGCCGTGGTCGTGCCATAGGAAGGCAAGTCACTGCTGAGCTGAAGCAACTGACGGTTCTCTGCGCGCCATATCTCGCCGTTTGGTTTGAATATCAGTTCTTTGTCCGTGACGACATTCAAATCTTTGACATACCCGGACACGCTCATATGGCGCAATCTGTCCTGATCCAGGATATAGGCGCCCCCGTCGCGGTCCGGTATCACCTGCGTTGGCTGAATGGCAAGGGAGCGTCCCTCGCCGTTACCGGATTCGGCGCCACCTCCCGCTTTATGTTGCAGCGATCCGCCCGGAGAAATGAAAAATACATTCTGGCTCGTGGTAATCCATAAACCGCCGTTCGGTTCCGCCGCGAAGGAGGTAATAGCATTGTTGTCCAGTTTTCCGACAACAGAAAGTTGTCCCGCTGCGCTGATCTGAAAAAGCTGGTTAGTGTAGCGTTGATTGAAGAACAGGTTTCCATCCCGATCAACTATCAGTTTTTCCGCAGAAATTCTGGTGTCTTTGGCATTGCCTGGCTGGTTATATCCTCCACTGTTCTCACTTTTGCCAGCAACGGTATGCAAGTTGCCGGCGGGATCAATGCGGCGAATGTAGCCACCGTAATTGTCGAGGAAGTAAATGCTGCCGTCGATACCGATAGTCGTGGATGAAGGATGAGTGAGCCGGGCTTGTGTAGCAGCACCTTCTTGAGCAGGATCGGTAGTGCCGCCGCCGGCAATGACCACTTGCGTTCCGTCTTTGGCTATCTGCAGAATTCTGTCGTCACTTTCACCCAGGAAATCGCCGTTAGACATTGCGATAGCGCGGTTAAGGAAAGTAGGCAGTTCGATTGCGGCTTTGAACTGTTTTTTGATTTGGTTGGCGCTTTGACGATTACTTCCCCCGATGTGCAACTGTTGATTTGCCGCGTCGAAGATGCGCATTCCCTCAAGCGCCCAGCCGCCAGCATCGCTAAGTGAAACGACGGGATCTATGGAGACAGCGGAGAGTTTATGACTCCACTGGCGGCTCATCTCATATTCCATGCTGCTTGAAGAGGCTTTGATTTGTAGCGTATTAGGATCATCAGCCGCTCTGGCACGGATTTCCGCAAAACTGGAAGCTGATTGTTCACGTGTGGCGTAGAAAACTATCGGATAGTCATGCGAGAGCTTGACGTTCAGTTTTGTACCATTACTAACCACTTTTCTGCCGTATGCGTCATTACCGTCCCATTGGAAGCGCCAGGTCAGATTGCGTGAGATAGGCGGCAGCACTTCTTTGATAAAACGTCGGCCGGCGAGATCGATACGTGCCCGAACGCGTTTGAGTTCGCTGTGCACCGCTCCGTCCCCCGTCAATTTCACGGTGTATGAAGTCGGGGCGGCGCTGCGATCGCTGCGATAGCTCAGATTAAAAGGCGAAGCTGGGACCGGTATTCTCTCTCCGACGATGCCTTGCGGAAAAATATCGCAGCCTGTTTTGGGGCAGCAGTCCTGACCCGGCTCACATTCATCCGGTGGCGGAGGGTCGTCCGGCGGCGGCGGGTCCGAGGGAGGAGGATTGCTTGGCGGTCCATGGGGGTAATTAAGATCGCAAGGTGAAAAATGAGTGATTTGCGCCCGCCATACGCTTTTCCCGCTGGGATACATTCTTGCCAGGGAAACGAGTTCTTCTTCGGTAATTCCCAGTAAAGCCAATTCCGAAGCGTTAGCCGGACGAGCTTCCTCTCCAGTCTGGAGATTGGCCTTGCCGTCCTGAATACTGAGTATTCGGATGACTCGTCCGTCTTTCTCCCCGATCCATGCGCCGCGCTCATAGTCGTACCAGCCGACAGGAACATTAACGCCGGGGGGCAATCCCAGAAAATCGTCTACATACAGCAAGACGGGTTGGCTGAATTCAACGTGCTGTGCGCCGGAAGCAATCGCCTCGTCAGCGGAAAGTTCGACCGCGTAAGTATAGCCAACCGAGATCGGCAGCTCACCCGGCATCGCGTCAGGCCCATTTCTGCCGACAGTATATTCGCTGGCACGGAACGTAATGTGATCGACAGCCTTCGTTCGGCCATCGGCAAATTTCAAACTTGCGCGAGTATGGGGAGGGAATACGACCGTGGCGGTGCGCTTGCCTCGCTCATCGTCTGTCTCGGAGCCAATACCGGCTTGCCACTGATCACTATTGAGAGTGATGGGGGTCGCTTTGGTGTCCAGCTCGATCATGACCGCGTCTTCCGCAATGACATAATCCAGCCATGGCACATCAACCTTGCGCTGTGCTCTGAGGTAACCCGGTTTCTGGTAATCGATAACCATTATCCCGCCGCCATTGACCGCAAGATCGAACCAGCCGTCGTCACGGGTTTTAGTGGCGCCGAATTCCGGGTGATTCAATACTTTGACAGTTACGCCTGCGAGAGGATTGCCGGTGCGATCTTTGATCAGTCCGCGTACGACCGCAGCCGACTCGGCTTGGATGGTGCCGTTTGCAACGCCTTGCTGGATCGGGCCCTGACCGGTATAGAGGAATTCATGCGCTTCGTCGAATGGCGTCGTGCCGGGAACGAGGGGTGTGGCAATGTCGCCCGGATTGGCGGGCAGATCAGTCGGATCGGTCACTGCCAGAATAAGATCGTGCACGATGTTTCGGCCTTCACCATCGGTAACCGAAACTGTGACGATGTGCTGACCGATATGCTGCGTGGTCGGCGTCCAGTCGAGTCGAAGCGGGTTACTGCCGCTGATCGTGGGACCGCCTGTCAGCGAAGGCTGGGAAACTACCGTGATCGACAAAGGAACGCCCTGATGATCTTTTGCCTGCAGGTCGAGGTGCCAGGGCTGATCGACAGCGAGTTGCTGTAACGCAGTTGGAGAAAGCGTCGGCAGCCGGGCGTCAAAGGGATCTCCCGGTATCGGCGAGGGAGGCGGCGTGACTGGCGTGCGACCGCTGTCGGCATCAAGGCGCAGCTTGAGCTGACCGTCATCCACGGCGGCATAGAGTTTCAAAAGGTCGGCAGAGCCGGAACGGTTGTCGTTGGCGGCGCCGGTTGCAATCGGCTGCATACCGTTCCAACCGGTGAGACGGCCGTCGAAAGTGATGCGACCGGCTGCCCACGCGAGACTGATCGAGAGCAGTGAGCCGGCGACGACGAAACTCAGACACATTGCAGCGACGTGTTTTTTTCGCTGGCTGCGCCAACCTACAAAAGCTATAGCAATTCCAAGCAAGGCCAATGTGAGGGGAGAAAGACTGGGGATACTATGCGCCGCGCCGGGGAAGGCAAGGGGCATGATGATCGAGCCGTTGTTCGAAGGGCTGATTGTGGCAATGTAATCGCCGGCCGCGGCAACGACAAGGCGCACCTGTGCGCCGCCAATATTAAGTTGGGAAAGAGGAATGCCGAGTTCTACATGGTCGGTGACCGAACTACCGAGATCGGTGATTGACAGCGGATGGGAAGGAGAACCCAGTGGCTGCGGCGAAGCGAAGCTGCTGCCACTGCATTCGGCAAGCTGTGTCTGAGCCACGGTAGTGCCGGAAACAGAAACGTCGAGCCGATACTCAAACCCGGTGAAATTCTGTGAGCCGCCACTGTTGGCCAAAGAGACTGAGCAGCCAGTTGCGTCATCGAGATCCGTGTCGAGATAGACGCGGTAAGTTTGTGTCTGCGCGAATGCCGGGCTGCTGCAAAGCAGCGCAAAAATTACATAAGTGAGCACATATTTGAAATAGCGTAAAACGCCAGCCATGCTATGAACATGGCTTCCCCCTGTAAACATACGATAACCCCTTTAACTATCGGCAAATATCAGTTTTTCTCTCTGGGCGGTTCAGCTTTTCTCTAACCGGTCATTCTTTCGTTAAACGAATGACATAGATGTAAGTAATTGTAAGTGTCTAGTGATGATCAAATTTTAAGACCTTGGATAGCCAGCGCCTTACTCTCGTATCATTTAGAATGACATGAGATTTTTCGTTTGCAGTAGCAATCTCGATGCGCTCCAACGCCAATTTCGCGAAATCTGCTTGGACGAAGAGTGCGCCGTAATAAACCCTAAGCAGTTTGAGAGCATTCTCGCGTTCCCTTTTTTTGCATGCACCGAAATATCGCTCCCTGAGTTCCAGTCCCGCGGAACTAAGAATGATTTGAATCATTTCAACTGTGGGCAGATGAAGATTGATGGTTTCATGTGAGCACATCAACTGGGCTTCAGACAACGTGCACACAGCAGGCAGAAATACAGAATGAGACGGATCAGTGGGCGAAGGCGGTAATCTGTCCATGACTTCTCTGGCTCCGCGAAAAAGTTGAATTTGTTCCCCGCCTTCTCCGAAGAGAGGGCGGGCGAACCAGCGGGCTGAGAAAACCGGGCAAAGAATCAAAACCGGCGGGCCGGGGCCCCCTCCGGTTCGCCCATTGGAGGGACGAAAACCGGTGTGCAAGGCCGCATCGCAGCCTTGCATCCGATACGCAGGAATCTGGTTGAGCAATCCTGCGTATTCTTTGCTTTGAAAGGGTTTCTCAGGCCCCTGATTTCGCCGGGTGACGAAAGTGCGCGAATTTTCAAGCGGTGGCTTCATAGGGCTCCTCCTGCCGTAGCCGTAATAACGCTTGAGACTTTTCAGTGAGAAAAAGAAAACGGCCGATAGAACGAACGACTGGGAGGTGGGACGAACTATCGGCCGCTTCGGGTAACGCTGCCAATGCAGCGTTTCTTGGATACTTGGCAAACCCTGGGACCAAAGCTAACAACAATCCCAACGCGGCCATTTTCCAAGTAGAGAGCAAACGTGATGCTGCAGAAACCGGAAGGTTCTGAACAGAGTGCAACGGGAAAGCCGAAATATCCGCAGTGGTACCGGCAGGAAAATAAGCGGTATAGCCTTTACGCTGCAGCAGAAAACCGTTCTGCGGGTCGGTATTGATTCCAAAGTCTGACATTAGCAATAGCCAGAGACAAAAAAGGAACCAGATCAAAATGCAAGGCTGAGACAATCCGAATCCCATTGGTCCCAGCTTTTTTGTTTTACTGAGCAATCCGCACGGAGACATCAACATGGTCTTTTTCTCCGCTTTGGTCAGTCTGCGCGCTCTGGAGAGCTGCTCGAATCAGTATCAAGTGTGCAATCGCCTGAAATCGGACAAATCGTTTCGTCCAGATTCAGCGGGATATCTGTGATCTGGGCTTTAGCACTGGTGTTGAAGTCGGGGTCATTAGCCAGAACCAGAGAATCACGAACAAACCTCAGCCTTTGAGAAGAAAGACGCACGGCCTTCACCAGTTCCCATAGAAGCGCATCGAAGCGGATCATCAGCTTTTCGTCACCCTCCAGTACGTCGGTACCAGCATTGAGGTATTGAGACATCAAGGTTTCAATAGGTGACTGAAGGACGGGGTTGAGTGCCTTCAAGAAAGCGCCGATCTCCTTGTAGGTCTGATCACTACACAGCTTTCGCGCGTCTACATCGACAGCGAGATGCGGTGGGATTTCGGGCAGCGAGAGGCGATCTGAAGACACGGTTTCACATCCACGCAATCTGTTGTGGGCCGCCTCTTTTCGCTAGGAAGAGAGGGCGGGCGGACACAAGCGGGCTGCTAAAACCGAGTAGATGCTTTTCGGCGGACACGAAGTCCCCCGCTTGGTCCGCCCGTTGAGGGCGAAACCAAGGAAGCTAAAACCTTTTTTCAGGTTTTAACCAGGCTCGCAAGACCACAATTGCGTGGTCTTGCGGCATCTACGCAGAGCTTAGCAGTGCTCTGGCTCCCCAATTGCCTAGAAAGAAAAACTACCTTGGGGAGCTGGCGCCATAATGCGTGCGTTTGTTACGTATGTCAATAAGCTACATAAAAATTTTGACAATTCGTAAAAAACCCCGTAGTTACGGGACTTTGAGCAAGGCGTACTCTAATTAAGCCTGGTAAAAAATGATAAATGGTTTCTTAAATTATAGGCGTAACGCCTATGAAAATTAGGTATAAATGCTCAAATGTCAGTATTTTAGGCGGATTGAGAGATTGACAACTTTTTTGTGGTTACTCTCTTATAATTTTTTCGTATGAATGAATCATACTTTGGCGAAAATGTTTTATAGATGGAGTCGTCGAAGCAGGCGATAGAGGTACGCGCTGGCGCAATTGAAGGGGGGTGTGTTTCGGCCTAGGCGACCCGGGTACACACCCGAAACCCGTTCGGCCCTCAAGGGCCCTCTCTCTCCTCGCAGTCACCAGACAACAGTGACCACCAGAAGCTAAGATTTCGTGGCTTCATACATCTGTCTCGGAGCACCCAACTTAAAAAAAGCGTGGCCGATAGCTCAAAAATGCTGAAGTTACCGGCCACGGCCAAAGCCGCCACAAGGGAGTAGCTGCGGGGTGAGATAGCCAAGTAAGACGTTGAAGGTTTTCTTTCTCTGGCTGGTGACGCGGATCAAATTTGTATCCGCGGCACAGCCACGATAAATCCACTGCCGGTATCCTCAATTCGTAAGCGGCTGGGTGAACGCTTAAAGCGCCCATTGAGCCAAGCAGTAGTAGACCGAGAAGCGCAAGAAAACCCGCCAGTGCGGGCAGACGCGCAAAACAGTCGCTATAAGGATCGAGAGGAGAGGATCGAGCGCGCCTCATAGCTTAGGAGCTCATGTTCCAAGGCGTGAGAAGGCGCTGGGTGGTATGCATTGACTCTGCTCTCCTTGTGTTTCGGCCGCCTCACTGAAAATCAGAGAGGGCGGGCGGACCATGGGCAGCAAAACCGGGCAAAAACCATATCCGGCGGACCGTAGTCCCCCACGGCCCGCCCAGAGAGAGGGCGATAGCCGACGAGCGAATCTTCAGGACTGTCGATTCGCTCTAAAAACAAAACCGCTTGCGCGGCCTTGCCGGTTTTTGCCGGGCCTTTGCTGAGACCCTGCCCCATCCAAACAACGGATGTGACCCCTCAGATATTGGAGAGGATTAGCAGGGATGTCAAATAATAAATTTTATTCAAGGCGAGTAAAAACCATTTTGCCAAACTGACTCAACGGCGTAATCATCAACCGTTTACCCATATCAAATAATTTGCAAAAAAGAGATTCATTTTTTCCCTTTAATAGGGGTGTCAATTTTTGGCGAAACGGAATCTAGCGCATTAATTGAGGTATTGTTGATTAAATTGATAGGATTTAACAGGATATAACAATGATAATGTCATATTAAATGTTTTGGTCATAAATGGATGTTCAGAAAGGCTGCCCGCTTTCCCTGATGATTTTGAAGCCGGCCATTCATGTCCGATACAACACTTCCTGCGGACCGCTTCCGAAGATCTGTCACTTAGCGTTCGTTGACTTAAAATCATTGGCTCTTAATCGGCCTCAATGCTGCGGTCTCTCCCACTGACAGAACGTTCAACTCGATCCATATGCAGAATTCAGCGGTAATTAGTCGTGCTCAGGGATGCCTTCTCGGGCAGTTGGCGGGTGACGCACTGGGTAGCCTGGTCGAGTTCGAGCCTCCTGAAGTCATTCTTCTGCGCTATCCCCAAGGCGTGCGCGAACTGGCAGATGGCGGGACTTTCGATACGATCGCCGGCCAGCCTACCGATGACTCCGAGATGGCGCTGCTCTTGGCGCGTATGCTCGTGAGATTCGATTGTTATGATGTGCATGTAAATATCCCGTGGCTTGATCTATGCACATTCCTAAAGGTGCACCCATGGGAAGCATAGCTCCTGCTGCGGGATAGGGAGCAATCGTTGTAGCAGCAATCGTCGGCATGATGATGCCTCTAATTAGCTCTCATGCTGCTAAGGCTCTATCTAGCGACGTCCCCTTTGCAGCTTCAAAAGTCGTCAGTGACAGAAAACTTGCTGCATCGTACTTGAAACTCGGAATATCTTTGTTGGCGCTTGAAGCAGGGGGACTCGAAGGTGGCGGCATGATAGTCTGCTCTCCTGTGAAAGAATGGAAGAAATCTCCCCATGATCCAAGAGGATCAATGTCCATCAGAGGGTTGGAAGTGTAAGCAAAAAAATTACTGCCTCCCACTAAATCGATAGGATCTTGTGTGATGTACCTTCCCAGTTCCGGGTCGTAGTATCAATGCCGGTTATAGTAAAGACCAGATCCCTAATCGTGCTGATCTGTATGTACACACATTGACTTGAGTAATGTCCGTTTTAGGCACTTAGCTGTTCCCAGGAATCGCCTTGGATGATTATTTGCTGACGGGAATGACTGCTGTTGGCACTAAGCCGACTATTAGATTCGATTATACTCAGAATGGCGAAGGTGTCAGATTAAATATAAACAAGTACACCTTAATATTCTTCGCGACTGGCGATCATCTTTAAATTGTCATTGATCGCTATATACTAGGTCACGATTGTCTGATTGCGCCAGAGCTTCATCCCAAAATTTCTTCAAGTTTCTGTCCCCATTTTTCCCATGCCTCTCTTTTCTCATCTGCAAAATCGTAAAGCTGGTAGTGTTTCCTAATCTTGTTGTTCCCATGAATGATGTGGTTCTGGCAACAATCAATAACATTCCCTAATATTTTTAATTTTTGCATGTTGGTGGCTCCTGTTCGACGCAAATCATGAGGTGTCCAGTTGCCATTGATACCATTTGAGAGAACAAGAGAGTTGTCGTTTTTCCGTCTGGATAGACCCATCCCTTTTCTTTGTTTGAACATAATTTGTCTGTCACCAATCTGCCGTGTGACAGATTTCACATCAATGTGGGATACACCTGTTTTATTAGGAAAACACCATTGAGTTTTACCTGTTAGCTTATGTAGTGCCTTAAACTGCTTGAGCGCCATTGGGGAGAGAAATATCAGATGATCCTGTTTTTTGCCCCTCGTGCTTTTGACATTTTTCTTAGGAATGAACCATTCAGCCCTCTCAAAGTTGACGTGTTCCCATTCAGCCATTAGCAATTCTCCAATTCGACACAATGTCGAAAGGCAAATCCATACAGCTAATTGACCTTCATCTGTCAATGGTGAAGGAGTGGTTTTTTTCTCATTCAGAGATGTGTTCTGATATTCCCTCTTTATATTAATAAATTTATCTCTGAGTTCACGAATTTCATCAAATGATAAAACTCTGCTCCTTTCACCGTAAATATTCTCATAGCTTGGTGAGATAATCGTTTTAATATTTATTAACTCCGCGGGATTACCTTCCGAGAGTAATTTTCTCCATGGCTGTCTTTTTTCAGCCCACTTGAAAAACTGAGCAATATCCTGAAAGACAATAACAGCCATTCTATTGGCACCGCGTTCATTAACGATTGATTTTAGCAATTTGCCAATATCGGATTCAGAAACATCTCTGATTCTTTTCTTACCAATAGCAGGTAAGACGTCCTTTTCAAACCTTCTTATCAGATCAGCATTGCCATTTTTTCTGGAAACACCATGCTTTGTCCATTCATTGAACATGTCTCTGAATGTTTTGCTTTCGAGTGCTTCTTGTTCTGCAGCTTCCTGTTGTTGCTTTTTATCTGCTTCACGAAAGTCAATGCCATTTTTGGCGAGATTTTGAATCCGCTCATTTTCCAAGCGTGCTTCAGCTAACGACATATCGCCTTGACCAGTTGTACCGTATGGCTTTGGAAAAGTAGCCTGCCTTTGTTCCCCATCAATCGTAAAACGAGATGCCCATCGCTTTAAGCCCGTTGGATATACCCAGAGGATTAATCCAACATCCACGGTTATCTTGTAGGCTTTTGACTTGGGCTTGGCTGTTTCGAGTGTTCTGGCAGTAACGGTTGCCAATGTATCCTCCTCTTTTCAAACCCTAAATAAACCCTAAAATGCAGTAGATTCAAGTATACTATGGTACATGTCAGAATACAAAGATAATGGATAACTTCATGAAAAATAAGATATAAATAATGTACTGAAAGGCATTAAAATATACCAGCATGTGCATGGGGTGCAAGGGGTCGCGAGTTCGAATCCCGCCGCCCCGACCATTAAATCAAAGGCTTACACCACTTTTTAGAGTGGCCGTTTTTTTGATTGCGTGACTTCTACGCGATTTCTCATGCTATCCCATTTCGGCGGAGCAGGGTCAATGCCGGCGCGCTTCGGCGAGTCGAAGCGGCCAGATTGGCTTTTTCGATCAACGCGTCCAGCTCGGCAGATGAATAGTGCGTTGTGACGCTGCCGGATTTGTGGCCAAGCCAGTGCCTGCCGATCTTCGAACGACATTCCTGCCGCCCGCAGCCTTCGTCCGAAGATATGCTTGAGATCATGTACCTTTACGCGCTCGAAACCAGGATGAAGCGCTGAGCCGAATTCTTCCCGCCATACCTTGCCTGACCGGCGCCGCGCATTGCACCAGCCCGAGTCATGCATACGGTTTAGTGGTTGTCCCCTATAGGGAAATACCCACTTATCACTCAAACCACGCTGCGACTCGATGATGGATTTCGCGACTTCGTTGAGTACGATCAACCGGTCGTCACGGTTCTTCACGCCGGCCTTCTCTGATCGCCCGCCAAAATCAGCAGGCACCAGAAATACCGAAGTCTCAAGCTCCGGTACTCTGATCTCCCAATCCTAGCGCAGTTTGCAGACCTCCTGCTCCCGGCAGCCGGTGTTAACCTTGAATAGCGCCATCACCTGAAGATGTTTCGGCAAGCAAGAGAAAAAAATACGCTGCTCATCCCAGCTCAGCGGATAAGCAGGGCGCTTCATTTTCTTCTCGTCCAGCATCTTGATCATTGGAACGGTATCGACCCACGGGCGCTTGTTGGCATCCCGCCAGGCCCTGGCGCAGAGGTGCAGGATACGCACCACGCGCTGCAGAGCGATGTTGATCGTTCGGTTCGATGAAGGTCTTTTGATCTTGCCGTTCGGAAAGACGCCGCCGTTTTGCATCCACCGGATGAAAGGCTGCAGAGCTTCGTTATCGATGTGATGGACTGGCAGAACGCCAATGAATGGATCAAGCTGCTCAAGGTAGGTCGCCGTTTGTCCTATCGACGGCATGTTCTGATTTTCCTCAAGATAACGGGTTGCCGCTTCCCGCCAGGAATGGGCATGACGCACGCCATATAGGGACTGTTGACGAAGCTCCTCCAGGCGTTTGATCAGGTAGCGTTCGGCTTCCTCTCTTTCGCGCGTGCCACAGCTTTCGTAAATGCGGACGCCTCCAACACGTTTGTCGATGTGCCAGAGACCGTTCCTTTGTGAGAGACCGGAAATGTACTTTCGCCCCATGATTGTTTACCTCGCTTCACATGGTAGCGTTCGCTGCAGGGTGGACTGTCTGGCAGCGCCGCGGCTTTGTCAATTGCGTGCGCGGTTTTGTATTTCTCAAGCCAGTCATCCAGATCGCGCTTGTCGAAGCCCACTCCCTGATCGCCGATAGGGAATTCAGGTACGTAAGGGCGGACATCGCGATTGAATATCGTGCGGCTCATCCCGAGATAGGACGGCGCTTCATTTGCACGAAGTACGCGCGGCTCAACAGACATGATTACTTCTTTATCCCCTTTATCAGTAGAGCAGGGATCCACTGAATAGGCCGGTTTGTTTTATGTGAAGGCTGCAATTGTGTTGGTTGGAAAAAGTTAAATATAGAAAGAGTTACGATCTGGTTTTCCGAATCTGCTGGCTACGGATACAGCAGTTTCTGCTTTTGTCTTGGTAACAAATTTTTCCTCATATGGCTCCCTGATTTTGGGAGCATTAGCTGTGAATACCGCTCTTGCAAAGCCAAGGGGTGTAATACTGCGGGCGTTTTTCCGGTTTTCAGACTGTGGTACACGGTGAATGCGATCATCTGGTGGCGGCAGTAACATGTCGGGAAAACGCTGGGGCATGACAAAGCCGTTACCGACCCACAAACAGGTTTTTTTCGTGTAGTTATCCGATGGTTCCAGTCCGTTGAATTCGTGCGGGCTGAAAGTGTAGTCAGGCTTGCGCCAATAAGTTGAGATGGTACTCACAGGATTTTCGATCATATAGGGTGCATTGGCTGTTTCACAAATATCTACAGCTGTAGCAAACAAAGCGATGCTCCACTCAAGAGCTCTTAGTCCTTTTCCACGGAACCAGCGCGCACCACTGACTGCCAGATGGTCACACGGCGAGAATGCGGCGACAAACGCAATTCTGTCTCTATAATTTTCTGGTATATCCCAGCCGTGACGCAGATCGGCACCGATCTTGATCCATGGGCCGTATTCCGACATGCCCGCAGGATGCTGGATATCGACCAGTATCGCTCTGTAGCCGGCTTCAACCCAAGGTTGAGCCATCAATCCTGAATAGTCATACAGACAAAGGATGATGTTCCGTTGTAGGAGAAAAGTTTTCTCGTCATATCTTCTGCCCGCGGAATTAACCATATTTGAGTGCTCCTTCAAAACATGCCCTGTTTATTTCTGCGTTCGATGTGCTGGCGGATCCTGTCTGTGGTGGCTGGCTCCATCTCATACTTGAGCAAGCGTTTGGATAACTTGCATACCAAGAGTCGCTGAGAGGAAAGGCATTGCTGCGAGCTGTAGTGCATCCATTCCAGGTCGCGCAGCGCGATGGCGTAGCGCAGGCGCAGCCATTTATGACGGAGACGAGAGATGACGTTCATGGCCGCGGCTCCTTTCCGGCAGGTTCAAAGAGCGGGGCAGCCTGAACGACTGCCGCTTCGAGGGCGTCGAAGCCCTTCACGAAATCGTTTGCATGCGGTTCTTCTCCTTCCAGTGCTGCGGGGAGATTGCGGGAGGCCATCACTTCGACGAGCTTTTTTGCGGCAACGTACAGATTGCCGCAGGCATAGGCAGGATCTTTCGGGGATGACATGGCGTGCTCCTATTTGTCTTGGTGGTAGGGATTTTCAAAAACCCAGCACTTGACGATGGCTGGGCGGGCGTTCTCGGTGCGGAGGTTCAGCCGGCTGTTGATCGCTGAGCGCACGGAGCGGTTGGCGTCGATGAAGCGGTATTTGCGGCTGGTTTTCAGGAAACGCTTCAGGTCGCTCAGCAGCGGCACCTGTTGCCGCTTCTCCTGGGCGATCTGCACGAAATGATTGAGATTGATCGCGACCAGCTCGGGTGAGCAGGAATGGTTCAGGCGCGCTTCGCACTCGGGGTCGTCGGATGCGCCGTCGAGGAACTCGAACGCCTCCCAGAACTGCTCGACGATCGGATGGTCTTTCGCCAGCGCCTGTTCGCGTTCGAGCGCCAGTTCGACGATCAGCCGTTGCCCTTCGTCCTGCTGGGTGCGGGAGATCGGGCAGACTAGCGACAGCGCATCGACGCATACCATCAACTGCGCGTGATTCTTCTGGATGCGCTGGTTGCGCGCGCCAGCGTCGCGGATCGCCTCTTCGTAGTCGCGCAGCTTCTCTTCCATCAGATCACCTATCTGGCCGGCCTTGGTCACCGCCTGTACGATGAAGCCGGAGAGCTCACGCACCGGCATGCGGCCAAGTTCGAGCGCCGTTTCGCGGCCGGCGTCGCTCTGTCGGCTCTTGTCGAAATGCAGATGGATGATCCGTTCCATGATCGGCGTCGATGCCTGTACTGGCGCGTTCTGGCTGATCACCAGCGCGGCGCGAAACTGCGGCTCATAGGTATCGTTACCGGCGGACTTGACGCCGGTTGTGCGCAGGCCGCCGCCGTTGTAGAGCGACTTCAGGCTGTCCCAGTGGAACGCCGACTTCGGTCGGCCGCGGCTGCCGTCCGTGTCGTCTTCGCGGTCGGACTCGATCAGCACCACCGGCAGGTTTGCCACCTGCGCCATGCTGCGCAGAAAGCCGACATTCGATCCTTTCATCGGATCGAAACCTTCGTAGTGGCTGCGGCCGAACAGCTTCCACAATGTCTCGATCAGCGTGGTCTTGCCGGCGCCCGGTTCGCCGACGATCTCGATGAACGGGAAGGATTCGAAGCGCTGGCAGATTTGTTCGGCGAACAGACTGCCGAGCCAGTAAGCCAGCGCCACCACGCCGCGCGGACCGAAACAGAGATAGAGCTTGTCGAACCAGTCGCGGCGCAGTTCTTTCAGATCGGGATTAATGTCGAGCTGGGGCGATTTCGACAGGCTTTTGATCGCCAGCTTACCCAGATCGAAATAGTCTTCATCGTTCAGCTCGACGACGCGATCGCGCTGCACGGCGATGCGGTTGAATACATAACAGCCGTGGTCGAGCGAATAGCCGATGAAATCGACCGTCGCAACGGTCTTGATGTTGTAGGTCCATTTCGACAGCAACCGGTCGAGCTGGGAGGCGCTACCGGACCAGATCGCACCCGCGCCGGAATGCAGCAGGCGCTTCTTGAACTCGGCGGTGGAGGAAAGCTGCCCGGCGGTGAAAGTGTTCTTGACGCTCGGGCTGTCGTGTGGAAACGAGATGCGGAAGTAATACCACGCCTCGTCGGTGACGTCGTTCTTCAGGTAGTAGAGCGGCCGCGGCAGGCAGTTACAGATTTCACTGATGTGATAGCCCGACTCGCTGCCGCTGTCGCTTTCATCCTCGCCACGGTTCTTCTTGTTCTCGACCAGCTTGTACCAGTACAGCCGGTTGTCGAAATCGAAATGGAAAGAACCCCAGCCGTGGCGGCTGAAAATCAACTTGCCCTTCTCGTCGGCATCCTTCGCCAGCAGCAGCGCGCCCTGATAGCGGTATTTCTCGATGTCCTTCGCGCTCAGGCGATTGCGCTGATGCAGATCGTTCCAGTCGAGCTTGCCGCGACCGTGCTGCGGGATCTGCACCGCGCTGGCTTTCCAGCCCTCGGCGATTGCGCGCTCGACGTATTTCCGCGTGAACTGTCGACCGGCCTTGTCGCCGTCGTAGGCGAACACCAGTTCCGGCCGTCCGATCGGCCGGGCCTGCGCCAGCGCCGCCAGAGATAGGGTCGGATAGTTGTTGCAGCTCAGCGTCGAGACGGCGGCGATGCCGTGATGAAACAGCGCAATCGCATCGAAGATGCCCTCGGTGATCCATAGCTCTTTTACGTTGCTGGCCACGAGGCACGGCGGCTGCCACCAGGTGCCCTGGTAAGAACCACGAAAGGTCGCCTTGCGGCTGCCGAAGCGCTCTGGCCGGTCGATCAGCCTTTCCCAATAGCTGCCGCCGGCAAGCGGAAAACGTACCGTCGCGCTGACAATCTTCAGCTCCGGACTCCAGAAGTTTTCCTGAGCGTACCAGCCGGCGATTTTGTTCAGATCGAAACCGCGCATGTCGCGTAAGTAAGCATCGGCGGCAGCATGCGGATTCTCGGCCGTAACGGGGTGGCGGTCGCTCCAGCTTGAAAACAGCTCCGGATACAGCTCTTTGACGTGCATCTCGAAACTGCAGTGGTTCAGGCGGTTGCAGCGCACCACCCACGGATGCTCCGCGCTGGTGTAAAGCTCGCGCTTGCTGCAAGCGGGACAGCGGCCTTTATGCAGCCAGCCGGCCGCCGTGGGTTTGAACTCGTAATCCCTCAGCAGACGGTCGGCAATCTCGCGGTGCAGTTGTGGGTTCATCGTTTTTCAGGCAAAAAAAGTCCCTCATGCCTAAAAGCAGGCATGACACGCAGATGTCAGTTTTCAGGGGTTCGCGGCGTCAGCCGCTATTGGCGAACAGGTCTTTCTGATCTTGCCGGGCGATTTCCTCATCAACGAATGCCGCGACACCTTCTGAAGTTGGTACGCGGGGTAGATCGACTGTCGGATTGGGCAGCATGCTTGGATTCACTTCCGCATCCCAGGCGACGTGGGCCTTGCCTACAAATGCACAGTTATCACACATGGCCCAACACTCCCGATAGATTTCAGTGACCTGACGGCTAGTACGAATACCCGCGCGTTTGCCGCAATAAGGACAGCTCAACGTAATACCGCGTCGGTCTTCCTCACTCATCGCTACGAACCTTTGGTTTTTTCCTTGCTTTCGCAAAGGCAGGCCAGTTTGGTAAATGTCCGAAGGGCGTCAAAATAATCTCGAGCGATCACTGTGCAATCCAGCGTCGATATCAGTGCATCGAGCTTGCCGATAGGAATGCCCTGAGTACCGGAGAGAAAGCGGCTGACGTGGCTATCGTCCCAACCGACTGCTTCTTTAATCTTGTGTCTTTCCGGACTAGTCAGCGCCTGACGAAGAAGCTGCTCGAGGCAGAGGGGCGAGAAAGCGCATTTCATGGCGATACCTCCGCACATTGGCGCACAAAATTTACGACGTGCGATTGTTCGGGCTTACACGTAGAGTGGTAGTCAGACAGGCCGCTCAACAGGAAAAGACGCGCCTGGGCGCTCAGGCTTCGGGCTTCATGACGGGCGATGCGTTCAAGTGCGACACGCTCGGCCGGCATCAGTCCCATCAGCAAACGCAGCGGTTCGCTGTTATCAGCTGCGTCGGGGCAGGCAGACAACAATGGGCGGAGGGGCAGAGAAGTCTGATATTTCGCCAATCCAGCCAGCACAAAAACGCGGGCTTGCGCAGACAGGGAGCGGCTTTCAGCGTTGGCGTAGCGTGTCAGGATGGCGTGTTCACTAGCCATCAGCCTTATCAAAATACGGCGTGGATCAATGCCTTGAGGCGATCGGGACGCGAGTAATGAGTAAGTCATAGTTATAATTAGTGATACACAATGAAGGCCAGTAACGCAGTATCAATCATTGCACGCAATTGCGTGCAAGTCAATATTATTTGGGTTCAAATGAGTAAATTAGGCGCGCGACTCCGCGAAGAGCGGGAAAAAATGGGGCTGAACCAGACCGACTTCGGCGCCCTGGGCGGCATCGCGCGGACAGCGCAGGCGAACTATGAGAACGACATCCGCAGTCCGGACGCAGCCTACCTAATGCGGCTGGCCGAGCATGGTGTGGATGTGTTGTATCTACTGACCGGCCGGCACGCAGCGGATGCGCTGTCGGAAGAAGAGTCGGCGCTGATCGGTTTGTACCGCGATGTACCGGCGGACAAACGGAAAGCCTTACATCTGATGGGAGAGACCTTGGCGGAGCGTAAAGAGACGTAGCCATAGCAGCGATACTCAACGATAGATAAAGATACACGATATGAATACTTGCACAAATTTTTGTGCAAGTCAAACAGGTTTTGAATTGAAATGAGTGAAATAGGTGATCGTCTACGGATAGAAAGAGAGAAAACGGGACTAAACCAAGCTGACTTTGGAGCTTGGGGAGCTGTATCGCGAAACACTCAGTACAACTACGAATCAGGAGCTAGGAAACCCGATACTGGGTATCTTCAAAAGTTAGCAGAGCATGGCGTGGATGTACTGTACATCCTGACCGATCAAAGAATAGAAAATGTATTGAATGAAGAAGAAACCCGGCTTCTTGACCGCTACCGCCGCACTCCACCGGAAAAACGGCATATGTTGCATGAGTTGAGTGAAGTGCTGGCAAACCATAAACCGAAGACCGAATCATCGTCATAGGTATAATGGATATGACTGTGAGACACAGTGAGATTATTTGTATGAATGTGCAGACTCTCAACGTGTTTTTGTATGAATAAGCAAATTTCGAGCCGCCTTTGGGAAGAAAGAAAGCGGCTCAACTTTAGAAATCAGCGGGAGCTAGCGGAGCGTCTCGGGGTTTCCCCGAGTTCTGTACACAACTATGAAGCGGGTAAGCGTTCGCCTGATGCGATCTATCTCGCGAAGCTGACAGAAATTGGTGCGGATGTTCTATACATCCTCAAGGGCAAGCGGGAAACCAATACTTTGTCAGATGACGAAGCGATGCTGGTAAGGCTGTATCGAAGTGTGACACCCGATAAAAAACAGATGGTGTTGGCTGTTAGTGAATCTGTAGCGGAATACAAAAGCGCTGAAAAAAGTAAGAATGTTTCATTATATTAAAAATAAATAATGAGCTATGAGGATATAGAAGGCTTAATTGAAATATAGATTGTTTTTAGGTCTCAGTTGTTTTTATATTAATAATTAATTGAAAGGTGGGGGATGGGTTATTAAATTTTTATCTATAAATAAGTGAGGGTGACATGAGTATTGATATTTCCGGATTAGTCATTGAAAGTCTTGTGGTTCACACTGTATATGCAAAAAATAAGGGGGCTCCCCCAAAACCACCTTTACTAAGTGAGCATGGCTCTTCCCTAGATAACCAGTCTAAATCACTTATTGTAGAAAGGTTGGTAAAGTGTTTGGGTAGTGATTCTCATAGCGTTAAACTTGATATAAACGATTCAACCGCAGATTCCTTTATGCAGCTTTCTGCTGCAGCGTTAAATAGTAGAAGAAGAGGAAGGCCTTTTATAGATATTACAAAAAGACTTGCACGTAAATTAGATAGTGTGCAAACAAATCCAGCGTGGCCCGGAGGAGTCCTTTTTTTTATAACTGGTCGTGCAGGTGAATTGAAAAAGAAATTTTTCGCAGTAATAAAAGCAGAACCTGATAAGGCTATAAGCTTGGATGCTGAAGAAGATACACCTGTCCTTCATCTTATAGAAAATATGCTTTTGTCCAATACCCAAAAACTCTATAAAATTGGCCTGCTATATGAAAATAATACTATGCAGCCGGATGATAATGGTTTTTTTAATAAAGAAAATTATGATATTTATCTTTTTGATCAAATGTTTTCGACTTTAAACGGCGGCGCTACCTCTTATTTTTACTCGGGTTTTCTCGGTGCTATTGTTCCTCCAACAAGCAGACAATTAACTACAATGTTTTATAAAGGAACAATGAATTATATTGATACCTGTGGTGAACTTGATTCTCAAGCAAAAGCGGATCAAAGAAACCATTTAAGATCTGAATTAAGGAATAATGATGTGTCAATAAATGTCACTGCTTTTGCGGGGAAATACCTTCCTGAAGAAATAAGAGACGATTATATCGATTTTATGGTTGGGGAGAATGTTGGGCTTCCTAGAAGAGACATCGTTAAGGACATTAACCAAATCAAGAAAGAGCTTAGAAAACCAAGAAGCGCTAGATTTTCATCGGGTGTCACTATCCATACGCCTAAACCTGCAAAAGGCGAAGAAGAAATAAATAACGTAGAAGATTATTATAAAATTGGAGAATCTAGAAATGGATGGACTCAAGTTGAAGTCAGAGGAACGCTAACCAGTCAAATTTAAGATGCTTCAAAATCTGGATAAAATTAAACGAGAGGTTGCCGAAAAATCTCATTTTTATGAGATGTTTGGCAACCATATCGAATCGCTTATTCACAAGGAACTGGAAAAGGCGTCAATACGTTTTCAGCAATCTTCTAAGCGAGTTAAAACCATTGATTCAGTAATAGGCAAGATTGAGCGGAAAAATTATGATGATCCTCTTTCGCAGATTGAGGATTTTGTGGGTGTCAGAATAGTGCTCTTAACCATTGAGGACGCACAAGCGACTAACGATATAATACGTAACAATCTTATAGATTTGACTTGTTCTGATGCTAGAGACCCGGATCAAGAAGTAAAGAACAATCCACATAATTTCGACTACCAATCTTGGCACTTCATTGTTAGGAATAAAAAAGATATTAAAATTGGTGATATAATAATACCTGTTAATACACCTTGTGAAGTTCAAATAAGAACAATTGCACAGCACGCTTATGCAGAATTAGTGCACGATAGTATATACAAGGCAAAAGGTCCTGTTCCCGTTAAGGCTAAAAGGTTTGCTGCAAGTTGTTCGGCACTACTTGAAACGGTTGATCATTTATTTTGTGAAACTCTTAAACTACTAGAAGAGGAGAGGAGGAAAAACATGAAACTCCTCGATAAACTCAAGGAGATCTATAGAGAAAAGATAAATCAGGATTTTTCCTCTTATAATGAAGAGTTGAACTTATATATCCTAGATCATTTCAATAAATATATTGATCATGGTGTATGGATTAGTATTGCGAAGTGTGAGAACTTTTCTCGATTCTATGAAAACATTTCAGAGCGTAGAGCTGAGAACTTATTCTGGCATCAGCCTGTATGTCTCCTTATGTATATTTTAGTTTTCCATAAAAGAAGAGCCATTCTTTCGGAATGGCCGTTGGCAAACAGTAAAGAGCAGATCATTACTATTTATACTGATTTAGGAATATCTATTCCTGAATAAAATCTAAATTTAGAGTTTTTCTCCATCTTCTCCCCTTATCTCTAAATCTACCCCCGTCATATACCCCGCATCGCTCAACCGATGCGTCACCCGCTTGATGATCCACTCCGTCCCGTCGATATGCGGCTTAAAGCCACGCACCGTTACGGGCATCTCCGGCACCAGATCCGGCCGGCCGTGGGCAAGCGTGATTGACAGCTCCGCCAGTCCCCGTTGAATCCGCTGCCAGTCGGCGCGCGCGGCGCGTTCGGCGCTGAGCTGGTCCGGGTAGATGTGGCGCAGTGTCTTGACCTTTGACGCGCTGTCGAAATCCTCTTCTTCGCTTTCCTTGCCGGCGAACACCTCTTTTTGATCCGCTTCCGCGGTGTCGTGCCAGTAGGCGCGCACGCCGGTGTAGGCTTCGCGGTCGCTGATCGAGAAGCGGTGCTGGTCACCCGAGCCGCGCTCGATCGTCACGCGTCCTATCGGCAGGCCGGAAAGGCTGACGCCTCCGCCGATCGGGATGAACAACAATCGCCCCAGCTTGACGGTAGCGATCGCGTCGAACTGGCGGGCAATGCGGTCGATGAAGCTGATGTCGCTCTCGTCGGTCTGATCCTGATGCAATAACATCGCCTTGTCGAACTGCTCGGCGATGACCGGCGTCAGCTCGTTGCGTTCGGCGATTTCGCGTATCACATCGCCGACCGTGGTTTGATGCCAGCTATCGTCGCGCTTTTCGGTCAGGCTCTTGCGCATGTCGGCACTGCGGCCGCGGATCGTCAGCCGGTCGGGTGCGCCGGAATGCTCGACGTCATCGACGATGAACACGCCCTTGTTGATCAGGAATTCCTCGTGCCAGCCGATCGCGACGACGATCTGCGCGCCGCGCGCCGGAATGTCGAGTTTGCCATCTGAGTCGTCGAGGGTGATGTCGATCTGGTCGGCATCGATGCCACGCTCGTCGGTGATCGTCATGTCGATCAGCCGCGGCTGGATATGCGGCGTGATGTCGGCGCCGGCCACGCCAAGGTAGTAGCTCGTAGCTCGGGCGGGGATGGTTTTTGAAGCGGATACCGCTCATGTCAGCCCCACATCGTCAGCATGCCGGTATCGTCATCGACGCGGTCGAGGTTCAGGGTGAATTCGATCTTGCGCGCCGCGCCGTCATTGAAAAAGTAGCTTTTGGTTTTCGAGAGCTGGGTGATGACGTACATGCCGTATACGTTGCCGTTGCCGTCGATCAGCGGATAGCCCTTGCCCTCGTCGGCCATGTCGCGCAGCTCGCCGAGCGCCGGATCGCCGCCGGTCAGCTCTGGCATCAGCACGCCGGTCAGCGTGATCTTTTCGTCTTCGGGGCCGACATACTGCCGCGCCGGGCGCACGCCGACGCGGCTGTTCGACGGATGCCGCCAGCCGAGCTGCTGCTGCAGGCTCTGGTAGGGCGCGGACTTCAGTTCGAACACGAACATGCCGAGCGACATCATCGGCATAACCGGCTCCGGAATTCCGCCCATTCGTCGCGGCATTCCGCATCGCACCAACGCTTGCCCTCTGGCAGTGGCTGGTCACAGTGCAGACAGTGTCCGGTTGCCGGCGGGCCGGACGGTTCACGGTGGCGCAGCGCCAGCTCGCGTATCTGTTCTTCGAGGACGGTGGCGCGGTCGAACTGATCCATTATTCCAGGTCTCCGAGACGCGAGCGCTGGCGGGCGGTGCTGGTGCGCTCGCGCTGCTCGATGACCCGCTCGACCAGCCGCGCGAGCGCCTGCTCGTCCATGCCGGGAGCGGGGTTGATGGTGATGGTGTAGTTGTGGGTGACGTTGCCGCCTGCGGTCGCCGCGCCGCCGGAGAGCGGCGGGCGGGAATCGATCTGCACTGTGGAGGCGTTATGGAAGTATTCGCCGATCGCCTGCAGGCCCTGCCGTGTGGTCGCGATGATCTGCTGCGCGACGTCATCGACCGCCATCAGCGGCATGTTCTCCGCTGCGACGACGCCCTGCGAGAGTCCGAGCATCGTGGAGGCACCGATCTGCGCGAACACCTTGCTCGGGGAGTTGATACGCAGCTTTCGTTTGAGGCGGCTGGTGATGCTGTCGCTGACGTTTTCGACCGCCTGCTTGACCGCGGCGAACTTCGACCTGATGCCTTCGGCGAAGCTCGTCATCAGGTTGCTGCCGAATTCGAGGAATTTCGTTGCCGCGTGACCGATGGTGCCTGAGACGCCGTTGATCAGGCCGAGGATCAGATTTCTGCCGATGTCGGCGAAGACGGTGCTGGGGGAGTGGATGCCGAGCAGTGAGTGAACGAAATCGATAAAGCCAATGACCAGATTTTTGATGGCGTTGTAGAGTCCGGCCGTCATCATGTTCAGTCCGGCTTCCAGCCCCTGCAAAATCCATATGCCGATGCCTGCCCAGTCGCCTGACTTGAACAGCTCGACCAGCCGTCCCCAGTTCTGCACGGCATAGTTGATGAAACCCATTAGACCGAGCAGGAGCATCGCGAACGGATGCTTGTTGATGATCATGAACACTTTCGCGAAAGCGCCCGAGATCATCGGCAGTATCGATGTGCTCATCATCGCCATGCCAAGCTTGATCATCGCGAACGGGCCGAGCAGGGCGGCAAGGGCGAGCGTCAGGGCGCCGAACACCGCGACGACTGTCGCACCGATCGCGGCGGTCTTGGCCAGAATCGAGGCGAGTCGCGGATTGGCCTTGATCCATTTGCCGACGCGGCGTACGACATCTGTGACGGATTTCGTCAAACCGCGCAGCGCGCCGTCATTCATGTCGAAGATCGAAATGCGCACTTCCTCGAACGCCGACGACAGCTCGTCGAGATCGCCCGAGAGGTTGTCCGCCATGACTTTCGCGGTACGGCTGGCGGCGCCTTCGTAGTCCTGAATAATCGCGAGATACTTGCGGATGCCGTCCTCACCGGACTGCGCGATCAGCTCCGCCATGCCGGCGGCGGCTTCCCGTCCGAAGATCTGCGAGATGTATTTCAGACGGTCGCCGCTTCCCATCTTCGCGGTTTTCTTGGCGGTCTCATCGAGCAGCGTGAGGATGTCGCGTAGCTCGCCTTTTCTGTCGGTCGGTTTGATGCCCAGCTTTTTAAGCGCTTTCTGGCCCGCGCCTTTCGGGTCGGAGAGGTTGCTCAGCATGTTTTGTAAAACCGTGCCGGCTCTCTCTGACTGGATACCGATGTTGCCGAGCAGGCCGGCCATCGCCGCTGTCTCCTCGAGGCTCATACCGGCGGTCTTGGCAACCGGTGCAACTTTCGCCATCGTCGAGCCGAGCATCTCGAGCGACGTATTGCTGGTGGTGAAGGCGGTGGTCAGCACGTCGGCGACCTTGCCCATCTCGGACGCCTCCAGCCCGAAACCGCCGAGAATGTTTGACGCGATATCGGCGGTACGCCCCAGTTCGACGTCGCCGGCGAGCGCCATGTCGAGCAGGCCCGGCATCGCCGCCTTGATCGCTTCCGGCGTAAAGCCGGCCATTCCCAGAAACGCCATACCGCTTGCGGCATCGGTCGCGCTGAACTGCGTATCCGCGCCGAGCTGGCGGGCGAGGGTGCGCAGTTCGGCGAGTTGAGTGTCACCTTTCTCCAGCCGTGTGAGCGCCTGTACCCGGCTCATGGTCTTGTCGAACGACACCCCCGGATCGATGAAGCGCTTCATGCCGTAGAGCGCGCCTGACCCTGTCGCCATCGCCGCCGCGCCGGTGCCGGCGAGCTTGTTGCGCAGGCTCATGGTCCTGTCGTACTGATCGTGCGCGGAGGCAGCGCGCTTCATGCGCTGTCCCTGCCGTTCGAGTTCGGCGTTCTGGCGTTTCAGCGTGCCGGTCGCGGCATCGATGCGCTTGTGCAGATCCGCCTGATGCTGCGCCATGCCCTTGAGCGGTACGCTGGTCTGCTGCAATTGCGACCGCAGACGCTGCTGTTGCTGCGTCAGTGCCGCGTGCCGCTCCTTGAGCTGCGCGGCGGTACGTTTTGCCGCGTCGAAATCGCGCAGCATCTGTTTTGTGGGGGCGCTGCTGGCTGACCTGCTACCCTATTTCAGTCACACCTGAGAGTTAGTTAAAGTCCGTTTCATGCAGAGGAAACGGCAATGAAGAAACGATTCAGTGAAGAGCAGATCATATGTTTTTTGCATGAAGCCGAAGCGGGGATGGCGGTAAAGGAGTTGTGTCGCAAGCACGGCTTCAGCGATGCCTCTTTTTATAACTGGCGTGCCAGGTTCGGTGGCATGAGCGTATCGGAAGCCAAACGGCTCAAAGAACTTGAACAGGAAAATGCCCGCC